GGCAGGGTTGAAGTAGTTGCCGTGGAGTACGAACCATGACCTCACGAAAAGAAATTGTGGAGCTGCTGCGCGACCTGCCCGTTGACGACGCATGGCTGCCCACGTTCATGGAACGACTGAAAGAGAAATATCCTGGCGTTTACGACCAGGTTATCGAGCAAGCAAAAGAAAGAATGAAGGAGCTAGAACATGACAAGAAGTGACGCCGTATTGATCGCCGACGCAGCTGGCCTGTCCATTTTTGCGTTGGGCCGGGACAGAGAAAAATTCTTACTGGCCCTGGAAATATTCACGACCATGGTCGAAGCTGCCGAGCGCCGAAAGCTCGCGGGGCAGCTGGAGACCCTGGACGAGATGTACAAGCTGGTCTGCCGCCAACGCGACGAGCTGATGGACCAACAACGCGCCCAGGTCGAGGCCATGCGCGGGAGAATCCAATGACACAAGATGAAGTTCTAGCAACGCTACACAAAGTGGTGGCAGAGAACATGAACTACACCACCTGGACTGTCTCAACGCCGCACTTGGTTGCACTGGTCAACCTCGCCGTTGAACAAGAGCGTGAGGCGTGTGCAAGGTTTGTGAAGACTACTTTGGTTATGGAACGCGAGATAAATTTGCAGCAACCATCCGAGCAAGGGGACAAGCATGACACAAGATGAAATTATTGAGATGGCTAGGCAGGTTGGTTTATGGCCCGCTGTAACTGACACTTTTCCAAAAGAACTTGAAGCCTTTGCAAAACTAGTAGCAGAAAAAGAGCGTGAGGCGTGTGCGAAGGTGTGTGAAGAAGTTGGTGTATGGCCTTCATTGGAGCCAAAGCATTGCGCTGATGCCATTAGAGCAAGGGGACAAGCATGATCGAAGAAGACGACGACACACAGGTCTACAAGCGTGAGTGGGAAGGGCTAACAATTGAGGAGTATCAAGAAATAATTATTAAGCATGACGGTGGTGGGTTGATCTTGTTCTACCACTTGATTGAAGCTAGGTTACGTGAGAAAAATTCAACTTAAAGGAAACAGAAAATGAAAAGTAAATCGCAAAAGGTTCGTGAGTATTTCCGCAAGAACCCGCTTGCCGTACCAAAAGAAGTTGGTGCGAAGTTCAAGGCAGCTATGCCATCGGTGTACGCAATACGCAAGCAGGTGCTCAATGGGTTGGTGGTAGAACAAGTACACCCTGTTGTAGAACACGAGCCATTTGTGCCGAGCAGCAAGGCTGATGGCTTGCAGATTGGTGGTGATCATTACAAGGGGATGGGTGTGCAGCCTTGGGCAGCGATGGAATCATGGATGACACCCGAGCAGTTCGCAGGTTTCCTGCGGGGTAACGCTATCAAATATCTTGCACGATGCGATGTTAAGGGTGGGATTGACGACGTGAAGAAGGCGCGGCACTACATTGACAAACTTGTTGAAGTGCGTGGTGAGTGATGGCAATGGACATTGTGACCATTGACTTTGAAACCTACTACGACAGAGACTTTAGTCTGTCGAAGATGACCACTGAGGCATACATCCGTGACCCACGGTTTGAAGTCATCGGGGTAGGTGTCAAGGTCAACGACTACCCTAGCGACTGGTACTCAGGCAGCGACCCTGCCAAGTTTCTCAAGTCCCTTGACTACAGCAACAAGGCAATCCTCTGTCACCACACTGCGTTCGATGGTGCTATCTTGTCGTGGCGCTTTGGCATCAAGCCAAGGCTATGGCTGGACACATTGAGCATGGCACGACCACTCCACAACATCACTGTGGGTGGTAGTCTTGCTGCGCTTGCTACGTACTATGGCATCGGTAAGAAGGGCGATGAGGTAGTGGCTGCACTGGGCAAGCGCAAGGCTGACTTTACTGAGGCTGACCTCGCTCAGTACGGTGAGTACTGCAAGAACGATGTGGACATCACCAAGAAGTTGTTCGATAAGCTCAAGGTTGGCTTCCCATCAGGCGAGTTGTTGGTGATTGATCAGACCTTGCGCATGTACACCGAGCCAGTGATCGAGTTGGATGTGCCTCTATTAGAGAAGCACCTCGAAGAAGTGCGCGTCCGCAAGCGCGGCCTCATATTAGACCTTGGCCTGAGCGGCGTGAGCGAGGAGGCGCTCACCAAAATGCTGATGAGCAACGAAATCTTTGCCAAGTACCTTACTAATCTAGGCATCGACCCCCCACGTAAGACAAGTCCGACTACTGGCAAGGAAGCGTGGGCGTTTGCGAAGACCGACAAGGGCATGACAGACTTGCTGGAACATCCTGACGAGCGTGTGCAGGGTGTAGTCGCTGCTCGCCTTGGGGTTAAGTCCACTATTGAAGAGACGCGCACCGAGAACTTGATCGGTGTGGCTAAACGTGGGCGACTACCCATCATGCTGAACTACTACGGTGCGCACACTGGGCGCTTCAGTGGCGGCGACAAGCTTAACCTACAGAACCTACCAGCGCGTGGCAACACGACCATCCGCAGAGCACTGGTAGCACCTGACAAACAGATGCTTATCTCATGTGATTCGTCACAGATCGAGGCACGTACTGTGGCATGGGTGGCAGGGCAGGAGGATTTGTTGGTGGCCTTTCGTGACAAGCGAGACGTGTACTCTGAGTTTGCATCCGAAGTCTACGGACGAGTCATTACCAAAGCAGACAAGGTAGAGCGATTCGTTGGCAAGACCTGTGTGCTTGGGCTGGGCTACGGCATGGGCGCTGAGAAGTTTCGGCGCACACTAGAGATCGGGCAAGGCGGCATCAACGTAGTGCTTGACATCAACGAGGCCGAGCGCATTGTCCGACTGTACCGTCAGAAGAACTGGAAGATCGTGCAGTTTTGGCAGAGGTGCGGCAGCGCACTGACACAGATAGTCCAAGGTGGTAGCGGCAGTCTGCATGACATGATCCCGTTCGACAACGTAGGCATCACACTCCCCAACAAGTTGAGGATTCATTACCCCGCACTACGGCAAGTTGGCAGCGGGTTTGAATATATCTCTGATGCGCGTTCCTACCGCAAGGCGATACGTGATCGTGTGGTGACTGGCAGTACAGACGAGGTTAGCTGGACACGTATCTACGGCGGCAAGGTATGCGAGAACCTTGTGCAAGCCCTTGCTGCTATTGTCATCCGTGAACAGATGGCATCCATCGGTCAGCACTATCACGTGGCTTTCCAAGTCCACGATGAGATCATCATCACTGCAACGCAGGCAGATGCAGACGCAGCAGAAGCTAAACTTGTTGCCGTGATGTCAACGCCACCAAAGTGGGCACATGACTTGCCTGTTGCTTGCGAGTCCGGCAAAGCCCACAACTACGGAGATACCTGAAATGAACATCACCCAAATCAACCGCGAACCCCGCAACCATGACGCCCTCCAACTGATGGAGGCAGTGACCAACCAGATCAAGGATAGCCCTGATGCCACTGAAGTTTTTATGCTGGTGAAGATCGGCCCCGACTACCACCGATTCTCCTCTGGGATCACCGACCTGATGCACCTTGTTTCTACGTTGGAGTTGGCAAAATTTGATGCCTTGCAACGCATGTCATCTTGATGTATACTGGGGTTTCCAACTTTACAACTACCTCGCAGGAAGTCCCTGCGGGGCACACTGCTATGCGCCTAAGCCACTCCTACTCCTCGATCAAGCTGTTCGAGAACTGCCCGTTGCGGTACTACCGTCAACGCATCACCAAAGATGTTGTAGACGAGGGCGGCGAAGCGTCCAAGTACGGGGAACGTATCCATGCGTTCCTTGAAAACCGACTGAAAGGGTCAGGATTAAACGCAGAGATCGCTCAGTACGAACCCCTGTGTCTGTCCGTTGAGAAGCTGGCGCGGCAAGGCGAGTTGCACATCGAGAAGGAGTTAGTCCTGACCGACAATCTCACAGCAACAGGTTGGTGGGATGCTGACGCATGGCTGCGCAGCAAACTTGACGTGCTTGTAATCGTAGGTGACGAAGCTGTTGTCATGGATTGGAAGACAGGCAAGCGCAATGCTGACCAGTT